AAGAACCATAGTACGCTGATCGCCATGCTAGCCATTACGACATCTCCTCTCGGTAGGGCCAGATCAGCTCGACCACGTCGTCGGTGACGAGGTCGAGATCCTGCATCAGGCCTGGCGACAGATCGCAGATGCGACCGGTCTTCTCGTTCGGTCCCCAGTCAGCGCAGAAAGCCGTCAACGCCAGGCCGGTCCTGACGTTCCGCACCAACGCCTTCTCTTCCTGCAGCGCCGACTTGGGCGTCACGTCATAATCCCACCTGGCGGCGCAATAGTGGATCTGCGGATTGAGCCGGCGCGCCAGGCCCGACGTCCCGGTCGGCTGGTACGGCAGAAATAGTTCGGGCTGTTGCATAAAGTCGGAATAGAGCGCCAGGCCCTCGTCTTCGGAGACGCCCTCGTCGTCGGGGCCGCCGAACCAGCTACACTTGCCGGTCAACTTCACTAGGGCCGCGCTCTCATCCGGCTCATCCGGCTCTATCGGCGTCGCGATGTAGTCCTCGCCAACCAGCACATCAGCGATCGCATCGCAGATGTTGTCAAAGCGGGAACGATAGAGCGAGCTGTCTTCGGCGTTGTCGCAAAAGCAGATCTCCAGCAGCACCGCCGGCTCGTCGGTCTTGTTGAGAAAATACAGGTCGGTTCTTTTCTTCGGCCCACGGTTGGTGAACCCGCCGGCTGCGGCGATCGCTGCCGACAGCTCGCGCGCCAGCTCCTCCTGGGTGACGTACAGCACCTCGACGCCGTGGGCCTGGCCGTTGAACGCATTGAAATGAACGCTGACGTCGAGGTCGCGGTCTTGGGCATTATGGAACGCGACGATCGTTGCCAAATTGGTTTGCTGGCTCTTGCTGGTGTCATCATGGAAGGCCGCAACCCCAATGCCGCGCTCGCGCAATTTTTTGGTGACCGCCTCGACCACTCGCCTGGCCTCATCGACCTCGTCCAGGCATGGCGGGATCGGCGAGCCGGCGGCGCCACGGACATAAAGCCCATGGCCCGAACTGATGGCGACATATTTCATGGCTTCTTTCCCAGCTCGCGGGTCATCACTTCAATGACCCGATTGAGCCTTTGCTCGTTGGCTTCGGTTTCCTTCTCGGTCACCGTCAGGCGGTTGTTGATTTCGGCAAGATGCGGCGAGCCGCGCACCTCCAGCGTGTCGACGCGCGCTTCCAGCTTCACCATGTAGGCGGTCATCGACAGCACCGCAGCGCCGATCGCGATCGCCTGCGCGATCAGGAAATAAACCAGCGTGGCGTTTTCCTTGATCCACGATTTGATCGCGGTCACGGCGGCCAGCCGGCGGTAAACCCTGCGGGCACCGCGCCTGTGAAATTGAACTGACCAAAATTGGCAGCATAGGAATTGCCTGAGCCGCCCGTGATCCCGCCAAACGTACAGTAGGGGACGATGGTCCCTGCGGGGATGGTGACGCCGCCGACATTGGTGGCGGGATCATAAGTCGCATTGGCATTCCAGTTGCCGGTGCCAGCCGGGCGAAACCAGATCTTGCGATTATCGAGATCAACGGCGACGCAAATGAAGTGTTCACCCCCCGCAGACTGATCGCCGATATTGATGCCGGTGTTGACGCCATTGGCCGCAATAATTCCATTGGTGAATAGCCCGGCGCCGACGGTCACCAGGTTGCCGCCGAGCGTCGAAAACGCCGAGGAGGTCGTGGCAACGCCCATGGTGATGGTTTGGCCGCCGCTGCCCCCAGGGATCGACCCGACCATTTCAAAATAATATTTGCCGGTGGTTTTTCCGCTCGCGGCGGCAACCATGGCGCCCTGGTTTGATGACGTGGTGCCGGTGTTGGTCGCAATGAGGTTGTTGGCTGAGAGCGTGACGCTGGTAACGGTGCCCCATACAGCCATCGTCAGGCCTGTCGGGATCAGTGGGAACGGCAACACAAATGGAGATCCGCCAAAGTTTGCGGTGTAGACCGCGCCGCCGCCGCTAAACCCACCCATCTTGACAAATGGCACCATCGCGCCAGCGGGAAGAGCAAAGCCACCGACATTGGCGATTGGATCAGCCGCACCATTGGCATTCCAAAAGCTGGTGACGCCACCCTTTTTGTTTTTGAACCAGATTTGATAATTGTCGAGATCCGCCGCGATCCCCCAGACGTCACCGCTGTTGCCTTGAATAGCCATGGTGCCGACCTGGACGCCGTTGGCAAAGATCTGTCCGCTGTCGATGTTGGCAGTATTGACCGATGCGCCGACGACGCCGCCCTGGGCGCTGCCGTAGTTGGTTGTGCCGATCGTGCAGATGCCGACGCCTTCATGCCAACCACCGTCGACCGTCGTCAGCGTGATTTCCCAATACCATTTGCCGGCGGACTTCTGGCTGGTCGAGGCGACCTTCACCCCGGTATCGCCGTTGGTGGTTTGGCTGGTGGCAACCAGGCCGGCGCCCGACACCGTGACAAGCGTAGCCGTCGACGGGTCGAAAACCGCCCATGGCGCCACCGGCCAGCCGCGCTGCCAACCCAATGGCCCTGACGCGCCGATCATCAGCATCGCCTGTTGCAGCGGCGACGACATTCAAGTCAGTCCCGTGCCGCTGGCGTACCACTCGGTTGCCGTGACCTTCAGCGCCGTGCAAACGCCATTGGCGGAAAGCGTTCGCGTGCCCGTGGTGCCTAAGCCCGCCAGGCGCAGCACGTCGGTGCCGCCGGCAACGATCGAGATGACGCCGGCCCCGTTCTCGTTGACGAAGGTGATGACGGTGCCGATCGGATAGGCGACGTTGGCGTTGCTGTCGATCGTCCAGGTCCGCGCCGTGCCGTCGGCACTGGGGTGGAAGATGTGCTTTTCCGCATCGGCCAAAACCGTGGTGTAGTTGGCGCTCTGCGAGTTTTGCGGAATGCCGCCGACGGCACCCACCGCATTCTGCACGAAAGCCGTAGTGGCGATCTGCGTGGTGCTGGTCCCCGGCGCTGCCGTCGGCGCTGCTGGCACCCCTGAAAATGTCGGCGACACGATCGGTGCGCGTGAGGTGTCGGTGGGATGGACGTGATCGTAGCGCGCATAGAGACCGTTGACGCCGGCAGATCCGACGCCATCCATGAACGGAATATTGTCGCTGGGCGAGGCGCCGGTCGGCACCGCCAGCACATAGGCCTGCGTGATCGGATTATAGGCCAGCATATAGCTGCCCGCCGGGAGTGCCGGCGCTGTGGTGAATTTCCGGTAGTCGATGTCGATGAAGTAGGAGTTGTTCGCGGTGGCGACTGTGATGCCGTTGCGCCCAATCGCGCTGGTCGGGAAGTTGACCAGGGTCTTGAGCTTCAGCTGCGGGAAGAACGTCGTCATGGCACAACCCCGTCAATGATCGGCAACGGCCCCTCGCAGAGCTGCATCGTCTGCACGCCATCAGCCGAGGTCAGCGTCAATCCGGTGTCGTAGGTGCCTGGACAAAGTGCGCGCATCTCGGAAAGCGCGAACCCCCATTGGAATTGACCGCGCTGATCGGAAAGCGCGAGCTTGCCGTTGCTGGTCGAGGCGACCAGATCGGGACCAGAAATGTTGCTGGGTGGCCGCGCGCGGAACACCATCGAGCATCCGGTAAGGTCGACCGGGTTGTCGTTGAGATCGGTAATCAGGCCGACAAAGATCCAGCTCTCCCGATTGGTTTTTTCGGGAAAGGTGATGTGATACATGGCCGCCTCTATAGCTTGATGTACATGGTCGCCAACAGCGACGGTGGTGCGCTGGAATGCGGCGTGTCGCCACCCACGCTGTAGGTAAGGTCAAGACCGTTGCTGCTGTTCACACGCACGCCGGTCGCATTGGCATTGATGCTGATCGTAGCGGTGACGATGTTCTGCGGGCCGCCGAAGTATTGAACGGGGCCGCCGCCCGTGCTGATATACTGTGCGTTTGTCGAACCCGTGTGCGCGTGCTGCGGATCGTAAATGTCGGCGCGGTGGAAGTGCGACGGCATCTCTGCGGTGACCAACGTGTGGGTTTCCGCGCCGCCCCCGGCGCCGAGCGTCAGCGGATTACTGACACCCGCGCCCCAATAGGCCGTCGTCAACCGAGACGTCGCGCCCGCTCCCATACCGTCGACAAAGCCGAGCATGCGCCCACGCCAATCCGGCAGGATGATCTGCTTGGCCGCCAGCCAGTCGGCATTCGGCGAGGCGCCGCGCCCGCCCGAGACGACAAGATTGGGATCGGCACCCCACAGATACTGAAACAGCGACTGGCAGTCGGCGTTGGCGCGCTCGCTCGCGCCGGATGCCGCCTGCCCGATAGTGAGGCCATTGCAGCGCACGAAGCCAGAGATCGTACCTGTGCCGTAGCGTGGCTTGAGATCGCCGGTTGCATAGATCGTGGTCGGATCGACCGTGCCGCCACCACCGCCACCACCGCTGGAGGAGGGGCCGATCACCAGGATGTTGTCGCTGGCGAGTTGCACGATGCCGTTGACGTCCTGCAGCAGGATCTTGATCAACCCGTCATCCAGAAAGAATTGCGGGATGCGGCCTGCGGCATCGAGCGTGATCGGGTTGGGCAACGGGATTGTGAGATCGAGATCCTGAAAGCCGTTCTGCGGCGTCGACACCGTGCCGGCCTGGATCAGGTACAATTTGGCGCCGGCCAGCGGTTGTCCGTAGACGTCGAACTGTTGCGTCATCGAGAGCGGAATGGTGCCTGGCATCTATTGAGGTCTCCCACTGGCTTCCTCGCCGCCAACGCGCGCGATGTATCTGTCGACGCCGCGCAAGCTTTCCATCAGCTGCGGGCTTTTGCGGATGATTTCGACGCCGCGCTTGAGATCATTCGGGTTCTTCGACACCAACAGGTCGGCGATCTTGCGCGCGACGTTGCCCTCGATCTTGACCTTGCCCCTGGTTGCCAACAGCGTTGCAACCCCACTGGCGATCGCGCCGGGGCTTCCGATCGGATTGATGTCGCCGCTCGACAGATAGCCGCCGACGCCGGCACCGGTCCCGGCCAGGCCGAGTTCGGCGAGCTGGCGTGCTGTGGTGGAGTTGCCGGTGACGGCTTTGCGCGCATAGTCCATGATGCCCTCGACGCGCAGATTGGCTTCCAGCTTGTCGGCGCCGTCGCGGCCCAGTGCAATTTGCAGCTTCTCTTTCGCCGCAGGACTGTTGTTGATTTTGTCGAGGATGTTGCGGGTGTCGCCGACCTGGCGCAGCGTGTCGATGTACTTGGAAACAAAGCCGTCCTGAAACAGCTGCTTCTCGGTGTCCGACATCTTCCCCAGGGCGGCCCGAGCCTCTGACGCCGACATGTTCTTGCCGACGAAATTCTGCCCGGCCTGAAGTGCGTCGTCGGCGTTGAAGAAATGCGCCGCGCCTGCGCGTGCCTCCTGATAGGACGGCACCAGCTCGTCCAGGTGATCTCGCAGGATCTTGGCCCAGGACTGCGAGTTGCGATCGCCCTGGTCGAGGTTGCGCTTGACGATGTCCCAGAACTGAAGGTTCGGCGTCATCGAGGAGCCGTCGGGATTGCTCATCAATTTGAGCCGACCGGTTTCATCAAACGCGAAAGGGTTCTTTGGCGGCGTGAAGCCCATCTTGGCGGCCTCGCTCTTGGCATTCACCATCGCCATGCGGATCGCGCCCTGGACTTCCGGCGCCTGGGTGATCTGTTCCAGCGTGTCATTGAAGGGAAGATTGGCGCCCTCGCTGTAGGCCTTGCCGTAGGCCGGCTTGTTGACGGTCTTGGCGGTCGCCGCCAGGGCGTCGGACTGTGAGGCTGCGTCGGGAGAGTGGAAAGTGTCGCGCAGCCAATCGGTAACGCGCCCGGTCTGACCGTGGTAACGGTCCTGAATGGATTGTTCGAGAATGGCGCGGCCTTCCGGCGATTGATTGGCCGCCGATCGCGCCACCGCGCGGGTGCCCTCGCCGCCGAGATCCATCACCCTACCCTGGGCGCCGCCCTCGATCGTCGGCGCGGCGCCTGGCGTGGCGAGATCAGGCGGCTGAACCTGGAGCCGCCTTTCGGCCTGCGGGTCGATCGCACGATCGCGCTCGATCGCCATCGCCACCCGTCGCGCTGCCTCGCCTTCGGGATCGCGATAGCCGCGCACCGTGTTCCCGATTTTCTCCGCGATCGGAGCGATCACCTTGCCGGCAACATCGAGGATCGGTGTGGCAACGCCGCCGACGATACCCCCGACCACCCCGCCCTTCACCGCACCCGTGGCGCGTTCGCCCAATGTCTCGCCCTCGCCAGCCCCTGAGAGCGCGCCGGATGCGGCGCCCTGCAGTGCGCTGATGCCTGCCCTGGCACGCAGCGGCAGCGTGGCTGCACCTCCAGGGATGGCGGCAGCGCCAGCGAGCGCGCCAGTGATGTTGCCGGCTGCGGATGTTACCGGATGTTGCTCTTCGCCTTCCTTGACCGCAGTCCTGAACTCATCGCGGCCTTTCGCATAATCCTCCTGGGCCGACGGGTCCAAGCCGGTGAGCGCCGAGAAGCCAGTGCGCGCGGCGCCCGCCAGGAGCCTGGTCGGGATCGGGCCGATCGTCTCCGGTATGTGGGTCGATGCCGCGTTGCGCAGGCCCGCGATTTCATCACCGAGGTTGAACGAGGCGCCCTGGATCGCGGCACGGGCAAAGGTCTCGCCGTGGCCGCGCGGCGTCTGCTTTTTCTCTTCGAGCTTTTTCAGGATCAGATCGTCAAACATCCCGGTCTGGGTGTGCGGCGCTCTGGCCGGCGCATCCTCTCTCGGTTGACTTCCTCTCGCCTGTGCTTCCGCGACCAGATCGTCAAAGGCGCCCATTATTTCTATTCCAAAAATTTCTCATCAATGCCGGCCTGCTTCAACCGATCGACCACGGCGGCGCGCGGCACTTTCTGTGCAAGCGCCAGGCGCGCATCTTCCAGAATAGCGTCAGCCTTGGCGCCGAGGCCCGACGACGGTGGCTTCAATTCCTCAGGCACCGGGATCAGCGGCAGACCGCCGCGTGCCAAGATGGTGTTGACGCCCCTGATGTTGGCGCGCGAGATCACCGGGAAATCCTGTTCCTTGGAAATCCGGTCCCAGGCCTTCGGCCCCACCGCATTCTTCCAGCGGTCCTGCAGCGCCTGCACCTTGGAGTACATTGCCATCGCCTGGGTCGCGAGACCGCGATCGCGCGATTGCTGCGACTGTGCGGGCGTCATGGTCTCGATGTCGCGCTTAATGTCGCTCTCGGTACCGCCGACGCCGCGATAGAATTTGGTGCCTTCCTCCGCAATCCTGCCGAGCATGGTGTTGTATTCTTTCAGGTCGGGGTCATTCTGGTTCTCCAGGTACTGGATGCGCGCCTTGTTGATGGCTGACGTTGCCGGGCCGAAGCCGGCGGGGCCGCCGAGTTTTTGCGAGGTGTCGCTGGCATGCAAGAGATGGCCGATCGTGGTGCCACCGGACACGATAGTCGAGGCTGGCGAGTTCGGGCCGCCCGCGATGAACTCTTTGATTGCAGCTGCCCGTGCGGGCGCGTAGGCGGCGACATAGGTCGGATCGTATTGTTTGGCGTCGGCGAGCAATCCCTCACGATGCCCGCCGACGATCGATAGCTTGTTCGGGTCGATTGAAAAGTCGGTGATGCCTTTCACCATCGCGGCGCGCTGCGGCGGCAACGTCTTGATAAAGTCCTCGCCGGTCAGTGTCGACTGATCGACACCGGTTGAGCCTTTCGGCGGCGGGATATCGATCGGACCTTCCGGTCCTTCGACTGGTATCCGCACCACGCGCTCTGTGCCGGTGGATGGATCTTTGATGGTCTTGATTTCAAAGGTCGGCTTCGGGGGCCTCGCCAATGCGCCGCCGGCTGCGATCCAAGTCATAGCTTCCGGCGTCTTCGGATCGATGCCGGCAGCGACAAGTTTCTTGGTTCGAGCCTCAGGGCTGTCTTCGTCGTAAGTGCCCTGCGCGCGGGTTTCTGCGGCTGCGGCGCGTTTATCTTGCTCTTGACGATAGTAATCGAGAACCTGATTGCGCTGATCCTCGCGCTGTTGCTCGATGCTCTTCTGCTGAAGGTTCAGCCCGATCGTCGCCAGTGACGGCACGCCCGATTTCAACAGCGTCTGCATGTTGGCTTGCGGATCGGCGCCGAGCTGCGACAACGCGCGGCTCTTTGCGGCCTCAGATTGCGCATCGCGATAGACATTGGCGAGATTGGCCAGCGGCGAAAAATCCGCGCCACCGCTCCAGGCCTGCGGTGCGGGGAAATTGATCTGGTCGACCATCACTGATTTCCTGAACCGAGTTGAGTAGCCAGCAGAGCGGCATTCCTCTCGCGCCTGCCAGACGTGTCGGCGCTGCGCTCGTAATATCGATTGACGGCAGTCGCGGCCTCCTGCGGTGTCCGCGCCGAGGTCAGCGCGGTGTAGGCCGCACGTTCGGGGCCAAGATATTCGTCACGCATGAAGGCTTGCTGGGCTTCAGTGGTTCGGTAATCAAGTCCTCGATCGGCGGCAAATTTTTGCAGACCGGTGAGACGATCGCCGCGCCACTGCGCGGCGCCCCAGGCCGTATTGGCATCACCCGTCGGCCCCCAGGCCGGAATGCCTGCGCCGCTTTCGGCCTGCAGATTGGCGACCTTGCCGACCGCTTGCTCATGCGTCAGGCCGAGGCCACCCTGGTCCAGGGGACGCCGCGCGAAGTCATACCAGGACTGGACATTGCTACCGCCGCCGGCATTGGCGCTTGGTGCGCCGGATGGCGTCACATAGGGCACGGCGCCCGCATTCGGCGGCGCTGGCGCCGATGGGTCAGCTGGAGCCGCTCGCTGTCCCAGGCCCGCAAGACCGTCGTTCTTTGGCGCCATTTGCTCACCAAGCTTCGCCAGCGGCGAGAAATCAAACGAGCTATAGGCTGTCGGGAGTGGCGCGAACTGGATCGGAGCAACAGTCATTTGAATAGCCCGCCGAGTAGCGAGCCACCAAAGCCAGCACTGCCGCCGCTCATGCCGAGCGTGGCAAGCGACAAGCCGGCGCCGAGAAGATTTTTCGCGCCTGCGGCCTCGCCCGCCGCCTGTAGATTGTTGGCGTTGACATTGCCGCTCAGAACATTGCCGGCAACACCGACCTGGTTCTGCGCATTGGTGTTGGCGAGGTTCGCCAGGTTGGTGTAGCCGGTGCCCTGGCCCTGGGCTGCCGAGCCGATCAGTGCGGCGCCGGTTTGACCCGCGCCGGCAAGCTGGTTCTGCCAATTCTGATATTGCTGGTTCTGAAGGTTTTGCCCGAACGTCAGAGCGTCGATGTCGGCATTGCCGCTGTTGGACATGCCCATCACACCGCGCCTGCGGTTGATCGCATCGAGGCCGGCTGTGACCGCTCCGGTATAGCCGGGATTGTTGGTGAAGGCACCCTGCGCTTCCGTGGTACCAGCTGGGCCGTTGAGGCCGAGCGAGTTGAGATACATGTCGGTGGCGCCGCCATACTTCTGGCCGAGCGTGGAGAGCGGCGAAAAAGCCCCGATCGCGCTGTTGAGATTGCCGACGCCGGTATTGTAGCCTTGCGTCAGAAAGTTTTGCGCCTCTGGACCATAGATCCCCAGCTGTTGCCGGTTGGCATCTGCCGCTTCCTTCTCGGCGCCGCCGCCGAATAGCGTGTCAAAAAATCCGGCCATCTCAGTTGGCTCCCGCCGTGAATTTTTTCGTGGTCGCGTTCCAGATCAACACTTGCCCCGTCGTCATTGCCGCGAAGTTGATGTCGGAGAACAGATTGACGAACGCTGTGAGCTGTTGAAACTTTTCAAACCAGATCGGGTCGACGCCTTCGGGGATATCGACCTGGACGAGTTGTGAAGGCAGCGTGATCTTCATCGCAGCGCATCCACTGCCATATCGGCGCCCATAAACCCAAAACTCACCGAGGCGCTTTCTTTCAGTCGCCAGCGCACGCCCTGGTTTTGCGCCTGGCCCCAGATCGCCGCGCGCACCCGCCCGTCGGTCAGGGATTGCTTGCCGACCTTGACGAAGCGCGGCGGCGACCAGGTCATGCCACCATCGCGCGAGATCTGGATCGAGATGTCAGGATCGGTCTGCAATGGGTCGAGGCCGGTCGCGACACCGACGCCTTTGGTCAAATACAGTTCAATGGCGTTGATGCGGATCTTCTTTGCAAACGCACCGAGCGGCCCGGTCTCGATCGTGATCAACAGGGGATCGCCGAACTCGTCATTGGTCTTGCCGTCGATCACGGCGAGGTTGCCGCTGTTCTGATCGCCGCAGATCCAGAACCCGAAGGCGTTGACCGGAAAAAGCCCGCGCCAGTAGTCGACCAGGTGCGACTTGCGCTCATGCCATTGCTGCAGCGTGGTGTCGTATTCCCAGCACCAGGCTGGCCCCTGGACCGCGACCATGCCGTGGCCTTCACTGACATAGACCGACACCGTGATCTGGGTCCGGTCGGGTTCCGCCTCGATCAAGAGGTCGAGATCCGGCACCGAGATCGGGGTCGGTGTGTAGCCGGTCAGCGTCGAGACCTTGTCGTCGTCACCGACGAAAAATATCCCCTTGCCAAATCCGTCGTCATGGCCGGCGATCGCCGATGGGCCGACAATGCCACGGGCAATGGTCGCGATATAGGAGAAGGGATAGCCGGTGTCGTTCTCGCCGCCCCACACTTCCATGGAGGCGGAACCGCACAACAGCAGCTGGCCGTTGCCGAGCGGGATGGCGCGGTAGAGCGTGTCGGGCTTGCTCTCCGCGTTGGCGAAGTTCAGGCCGTTGATGTTGAGCGAGTTCGGGTCCGAGGCCTGGGTGTGACCGTCGCCATAGGTGAAGATGAAGAACGAGCGGTGGAACACCACCGAGTTCGGTTGCCCCACGGTGGCGCCGCCGGAACCGACCGGATAGGCCGCGATCGCCCCGGAGGCGACAATCACCGCGCCCTCACCAGGGGAGACAATGACGACGTCGGGCGTGGTCGCGTTGTTGCGCGCCATCGTCACCGGCTTCTCGCCGGGGACT